CCAAGGCCTTGATTGGTTCTGGAGTGGATCAGCTTGGGTTGACCCATATGCTTCTGGTGGATTTATCAAAACCGCTGATATGGACACCATGAGTGAATTGAACGGCATTGTTAGTGATGGACCGATCGCCACCGAGGCTTATGTCAACAATGCGGTTACTGGCTTACTTGATTTCAAAGGTGGATACAACGCATCTACTAACACCCCCGATCTTGATACTAGTCCAAGTGGTGTAAAGGTGGGGGATACATATACAGTAACAGTCGCGGGAACCTTTTTTACTCAAGCAGTCAACCCCGGCGATATGTTGGTATCTGAAATAGATAACCCAACAGTGCTTACAGATTGGACGTTAGTAGTACGGCCGGTTGATCCTGGGGCAAATATCATCTATGAAACAGGTACAACACATACTATAGTTGCAATTGAGAACGGGGCACTTATTGTCTGCAATAATGCATCCCCAATAGCTGTTACGTTGCCCGATAGTCTACCCGTTGGGTTTCAATTTAGTGTGGTATGGGTTGGTGCAGGTATGCCGACAACCACCCCTAGCGGTTCTGACCTAGTAAATGGGGCATCAGCCGGAATTGCTCCTGCGAATCAGTGGGAAGGGAAATTTTTCTCCAAGTACGTAGCCGGTAATTGGCTCTGTATGGGTTAACGGAGGTTATAATGCCACGATTTCATTTACCACAATCTGTTCTTGGGAATAAAACGCCCCCTCCGCCAGCAGTGAGATCTGTTGAGTATGTAACTGGGACTCTTGCCCTTAGTACAACGCAATTTGACATTGCACTAACCAAAGGGCAGCAGCTAGCAAATTGTGTCCCATTCGTGTCGTGTTATGAAGGGTATTGGACTCAGAGCACTGTACCATCGGGTGCGCATCTTTACTATGCGAACATTGTTAATAGTGGTGGTCTAAAGATGCGGGTGAATCGGGGCTATTCAAATTCCACGTATATACCTCTAACTATTGTATCCCAAGTCATTGAATTTAATAGCCAGATAGTCCGTGTGCAGAAAATCTCGTGGACGATGGCAATTTCTACCACTGCCGCAGACCCTACAGTCCCTATTGCTTACGATCCTGCGAAGACATTTATCGTCAACTATTACACCTCCGATACTTCAGCAGGTTTAGTCCCTGACGATCATGAGATTCGTGCAGCAGCAGTGGTGGGAGGGGCAACAATAGCGCTTCGCCGTTCTTTTGCAGGGAATGCTATGACAGGGATTGCTTATATAGTCGAGGACATCACAGACGACAATAGCACCTTCCGCGTACAGCATCATTACAATACAGCCGCGACCACAGGGAATAAAGACTCCACGCTGACCTACAGCGTTGATGTTGCTAAGACATTTGTTCTATGCACACTCCAGTCATCCTGGACTAGCTGGATCCCATCAAATCTACCTATTATCCCTACGCTGTTTGATACGAATACGGTCCGTATTAATATTCCATCAATGCCCAACGCAAACACGTTGCAGTGGACAGCCCAGGTGATCGAGTGGCTTGATGCTACAGAGTGTGAGCGTGCCGCTTATAACTATACTTCTCCAGCTACGGGCCCCGGTGACGTTCCTGAGGTTGCACTAGGGACAGTAGTTAGTGGGCGAGATAGGAATACAAGTATTGTGACCCCGGCTAAGATGCATAGTACACATAACTGCGCAATCCATACTTCAGGGGTTAGTTCTACTCATCATGAAATGGCGCACTATATTAGGCCGCATGCATCTAGTGGCGAAGTGCTCGTTGCGTACCGCAACTCGGGCTCAATAATCCAAAAGACGGTGGTATGGCAATCGATCTTTTTTCCATACCTTGTACCATGACCACGATTACGACTATGACTATGACTATGACTATGACTATGACCGTTAGAAGTAGGGGGTTATGGGGAGAGTGTGCACATTGCTGTTTGCCTATTGTCAGCATGACGTGTCCCCCTTCACGCCAGTACGCACTCTCCCCTCTTTTATCTTAACGGTTCAACGCAATGATGCATAGTAGCGTCTAAGCACTCTAACCACACCTAGAATAAGTGCAATTGGTACAACTATCGCACCCTTCTTGCCTAAATACTGCAGGCTGATTGCACTTAGGGCAAGTCTCTCCTAGAGGACGCGCATTAATCGATATGTGCGTTTGGCTTTTACCTTGTGGATTCATCTTCTTGCCCGAGGGAACACTTTTATCGTGTTGTATATCACCACTATTCAAGTGTTTCCCTATATTGTGCCCCAGCAGAGCGACAAGCGATCCAAAGAACTTCCCATCCACGAAACCAGCATCGTCTGCAGAGCGTACTTTTTGCAGCTCTTCCGGTATGAACGAGATGTCACCACCCTTGCGCATTAGTGCGCTAATCATCAAGCTGAGTGCAGTGGCCCAATCCGCATACTTACTACTAGTAGATTGGATAAACACCTCAAAGGGCTTTCCTGCCACATCATTGATAGTAAGGTAGTAGTTCTCATCCACTGAAGGCCATTTAACCTTATAAGTACGTCCTGCGAGCACTTCGGGTCTCACTAGTATGGGAGCTGGGGCTACAGAGGCTGAAGTAGGGGAGGCAGAGAGGATAGAGCCACGCACTTCCGAATATCTATAGGTGGTGCACCCCTTACACCCCAATTTATATGCCTTCTCATATGTTTCTCTAAAGTCCTCAAAGGTTATATCCGGGGGACAGTTAATTGTCTTTGACACTGAGGAGTCAACATAAGTTTGACATGCTGCCTGCATTGCGAGATGCTCATCCACCGTAAGGGCTTCATGTGTTACCATATACGGCGGGAGGCTCCTCGATGCATCAGGTGAATATCCCATAACCGACATATATAGGAGATACCCATAATCGTATACGGTATAGGGCTTATATGTATTGTCTCCTTGTCTCACGTTGCGTTGCGCTTTGTGTTGGAATACTGGCTCCAACCCCGAGCTCACATTACCCCCATACAGACTGGTAGTCCCTGTAGGTGCAATCGTGAGGAGCACTCCATTACGGATCCCATGCACTTTAAGCCGTGCTTTAAGTTCAGGATCGAGAGATTGGACGAAGTCAGAGGTCTGTCCCCAGTACTTGTAATCCCATAGTGGGAAGGTACCACGTTCTATAGCAAGATCAATCGATGTCTCTATGACGGCTGTGCTAAGTGTCTGCATGATTGTTTCAGTCGCCTCGATGGCACTGGGGCTTCCATAACGTAGTCCTAGTTGAGCAAGGGCGTTAGCAAGTCCCGTAATACCTATACCAATGCGGCGCTTTGCATATTCCTCTTTTGCTTGTGCCTCTAATGGGTATAGGGTCACGTCAATCACATTGTCTAAAAACCGCGTACCCACTCCAACCACATCGACTAAGAGCTGTAGGTCAAAAGTAGCAGTGGGCAGAAACGGATCACGCACCATTTTGGCCAAATTCACTGCCCCAAGATTACAACACCCATTTGGAGGGAGTGGTTGCTCACCACAAGGATTGGTACATGCAATGGTTTCACAATAGTTTAGGTTGTTCTGCCGATTAACGCGATCAATAAAAATGACTCCTGGCTCTGACCATTCATATGTGTTTCGAATGATGAGGTCCCATAAATCCCGTGCACTGTATTTAGAGTAAGCATACCACATTTCAATCGAGCCATCATCAGTCTCCTTTTCGGTCACGAAGAGGTGTTTGTTGTCGTATCGAGGCACATTGAAACCCAGGTGCCAATCTTCGTCATTTTCTACTGCATCCAGGAAAGCGTCCGATATTAGTACACTCATATTGAAATTTGTGAGGCGGCCCTTCACGTGCTTGGCTTCGATGAACTTGATGAGATCAGGATGATCGTCCGTAATCACGGCCATCATTGCCCCTCTGCGTTTGCCTGCAGACATGATCGTCTCACACATCGAGTTCCACATATCCATAAATGGAAGGGGCCCACTTGCAATAGCTCCTGTACGTGCTAAGTATGCTTCGGATGGTCTAAGACTCCCAAAGTTGAACCCATCCCCTCCACCCTGTTGCATCGTGAGCATCCCATCTTTAAGGGCATCCGCAATACCCGCCATAGAATCCTCTATCTCTCGGGACACGAAGCAATTCATCAATGTGACGACATTAGGCGTTCCTGCTCCTGCTTGAATCCTCCCTGCAGGGATCCAGAGCCCCTTCTGCATGGCTTCTAGTGCATCGCGTTTGGCATCCTTGTTAGGATCCTTAGCATAAATCCCTTCTACAACGCGCCTCATGGAATCAAAAGGGTGTTCCTCATTACCATCGGCCCAACGGTATTTCTCTCTCCATACATCTAACGTAATAGCATGGCTATCTGATGCACCTGGATCAGGATTGTATATGTCTAGTTTCTGATGGGCAGGATCGATATTGAACCTGCCATCTGTTTCTCTTCGCGCCATGTGCTATCTCCTTCGATGATGTCGTATTGGATTGTGTGCATTAGTTGGTGCAATCGCCAATCTTCTGGTCTAAGTAATTGCCTACTATTTATCTTGTCTAGTGCTTGTTTTACAGTTAGAGCTGGCGCTGTTGGGATCCTATATGAGGATGCAACTTCCCAATAAGCAAGGGTAATCTCCCTCAGGGGGTATTTTCGAGCCATTTCCGTTTCTCCTCATTCCAGGCTTTTAGCGCTTCACTAAGTGAATGTGTGCACCCGCTGGCAAAGCTTACAGTAGGGCCACAGATAGGGCAATGATCCTTTCGAGGATCAAAGGGTTTAGTGTAATCTGGTGTGCGTTTACTCATATAAAGGTCCTTTAAATTTTTGAAGCGAACCCCAACGAGGGCCGTGTGAAGCATCGGCTAAGAATGGCACTGATTTAATCCCCCAGTCAATCGGTACCTGCCTTAGCTCTCCCGCCACAAGTCTAATTGCTCTGTCTCGTATGTCATTGGCGGGGGTGATTGGAACTTCCATTAATATTGCGTCGTGTATCAAGTTCACAATCCTAACATCCCAAGACATCAGCTTCTTATAGGTACGCATTGCTGCATGCAGAGTGATGTCGCTGCTAATGGATTGAGGCGGAAAGTTGGATGCCTCATTCATGAGGAAGCTGAGGTTTGCACGTGTTGCAAGCCCCACACGTTTCTTACGCCCAAAACAGGTTGTTATGACTTGGTTGCTTTGAGGGGCATTTCGACAACGCGTTATGAACTCGGCGGCTTCAGGGAATCTCTTGTACCAGCTATCGATCATCATGGAAGACTCTTCTAGTTCGCCTCCAATCTGTCCTTGTAGCCCAAACTTTGTGATACCATATACTATACCGAAGTTCACGTTCTTGCACTTCACTCTTTGCTCGTATGCCCCTTCGGCCTCAGCACTCCAACCAGCAAAAATGAAACGTGCCATCTCATCATGAATGTCACCGCCTGTATTGTATATCTCCGTGAGTAAAAAGTCCCCAGAGAGAGCTGCCAAACACCGCAGCTCTGCCTGGGAAAGATCAACCTCAACAAGCTCGTAGCCAGGTGCAGCTACAAAAGTCCCTCGGATTTGTGCCAATCTAGGAGGGTTCTGCATGTTAGGTTGACGCGCGGCGAGACGCCCTGTTCTTGTACCATGAAGTAGAAAGGTTGCATGCACTCTATTGGTTAGAGGGTCCACGTGTACACGGAGCCCCTTAACATAAGTACCATACATCTTAACGGCCTTGCGGTGTTTCAGGATCAACTCGAAGATAGGATGTTCTGTCTTCTTCTGAAGCCAGTCTAGTGCATCCGCATCTGTTGATCCTTTGAACCTATTAGGAAACTTGTACCTCCGGTATAGCAGTTCACTAACTTGCTGTGGAGATCCTGCATTGATTGAGTACCCTACTAACTCATTGATCTCTTCGGCTACCTCAGCCCTCATGCCTTGGAAGAATACCTCATTCTCATCTAACCTCTGTGGATCCGTGCAGATACCATTCGTTTCGACTTGTGCCAGCATCGCACTAGCAGGGATGAGAGTCTGCGTATAAAGTTTCTCAAGGCTCGAGTCACTACGAACACGGGCTCGAAGTATAGGTAACAACTGCGCCGTATTAGCTGTGTCAATAGCTTGGTACTCGGCAAGTACTTGCGGGGGGACGAGTTCATAACTGCTCTCCTTATTCGGCAACCAAGGTTTGATCATGTATTTGTAATCAGGAGCGCCTAATACGTCAGACGCCACCGCTTCCAGACTATGAACTCCACCCTCCTCGTCCAAGGCGTACGAAAGCAACATCGTATCATCATCAACTCGAGCCCGTATACCTCGTCTTGCGAGGAACTTGATGTCGAATTTACCGTTGTGCCACGTCCACCGTATATGAGGGGACTCAAGATACTTTTTGAGGAGACGCAAGTGCTTGGGGTAGAAGCAGTAGCTGATGGCAGGATCGTTAGAGGGGGTAATGCCCAATGACAATATACTATCGTGAATGTGATGTAATCCCGTAGTCTCAATATCACACGTGAGTTCATTAGAGTTCCACAGTAGCTGATCAAAAAGGAATTTAATATATGCCGCATCTGCATCGTCGGGGATTATCTGCACATCAGCGGGTATGTGGATGTGTGGGCTGCCCCCTGCGCCAAGTTCTACTCCATATTGGATATCTTGCTTCCATTGCCTAAATGAACCGCCGCCTCTCATCAAGGCGGCTACATGTACAACTGGAAGGATTCCCACTTCTGCAAGTGGGCTTGGGATCAATTTGCCACGCACTTGTGTTATCTTAAGGCCCCAATTACCTGTGAGTGATCTCACTGCTGCATTACCCATAGCTACAATGACGCGTCGAGGATGCGCACTTACCTTCTCAATTAGACGATCTCTGCAACATCCGGCGGCAGTGTTCATGCTCTTCTCATTCTTTAGAGCAGGAAGAGGGTAGCACTCCATTGCGTTCAATATATAGCCTGCATTCTTTGGAACAAACTGGTGAAAGATCTTACCTGAGGGCCCAATTAAGGGTTCTCCTTCTTTAACTTCTTGTGCCCCTGGTGACTCTGCTACAAACACAATAGGACTCTTAGGATCTCCCTTCGAACCTACCTTAGGCCCCCGAAAGGGACACCCAATACACCGCACTTGAGGCGCGTGTATCTTGTTATATTTCATTTGGAGCTACAAGCGCATGCATTGCGTAGACGTTCTGCATAGACTGGGTATATGCTGTTGTAGCACTCCAATAATTACCTCTCTCGACGTGCACGTATTTATCCACATCAAGAGGTACTCCTGCTATCCCTAACACAAGGGGATTAGCAGAATCGATCCCCACAACATTTGGCAGAGTACAACAATAAATGTCATCCGCCATATTGTTAGACATCCCTAAGAGGTGGATGTGCACATCCGACCTTCCGAGCGCATTATCATTTATGAACTCTATCACACTTGAGCGTGTTTCGTGCTTATTAGCGATCCAGCGAGGTATGCCCCAATACTCCACCTCATACGCCCCCCACTTTTTGGGTAGGAAGCTACGGAGAGACGTAACGCAGAGGAATATATCATCCGTTGTTTCCCCTTGAGGTACGCGCATTAATGGTAGGTGTGAATCATGTAGTGCATCCCCTTGTGTAATGATCTGGCTCATCGTCTCAAGGTAATTACCAAGTACATCAGGTGTCATTACACACGTGGCATCTACTATTTCAGCGGCATGCAACACCAGTTTGAAATTCAGCGCTGTGCCAAGTTCGACCACGCTATTATCCATTATGATACAAGTATCACCCCACCCTCTCTCGATCGCACGCATTCGTACTTTTATTATTAGTGCTCGATACCTTGCAGGATTGGCTAATACATCATGGGCCAATAATAAAAGGTAGTTCCCTAATAGTGGTTTAGCACTATCTTCCTCATAAAGGAACAACTGCTCTAACAAAGTAATTGGCCCTATAGGGCTATATCGCACCTTCATTGCATACTCCTTGTTTGGCTCTATCGTTGGACTACACAGTGCCCACCCGTTTTGATTAATTGACCTCCACGAAGCAATGCATTAATGTAATTATCAACCCTTAGCTCCTCAGGTCGATCGTATACGTCTCTTTCCACTCTGGTGCGTCGATACGTATCGAGCATTTGCAATTTTGTTTCCGTGCTAACACCCTTCATTGAGAGCCTAAACTTTTGCCACTCTGCATCCTTAACCGCGTCGAGCAATTCGTTGAGTGGTGTTGTACTTATATTATATGGCCATTCCCGCATGATCTGCTCCTAGATGAATTCGTATAATATATTATATATTAGGTTCTCTTAGTCAATCAAGAGTCTTATTTGATCCCTGCCAGTGCTAGGAACTCCATCCTAACTGCTGGCTCTACGAAGACTCCTCGGACATGAGAGGTAACTGTGTCAATGCATCCGGTAGCCTCTTCCACTCCCCGTGCTGACATACAACTGTGCTCAGCTGATATAACGCACATAGCCCCAAGGGGTTCCAAATGGTCCATAAGGGCGTCGACAACCGAATTACCTACATCTTCTTGAAGGCTTGGGTTTCTATGCGAGATACCATATAAGAGCCTGGCAAGCTTGGAGAGGCCGACCACACGCTCATTGGGGATGTAGCCGATATAGGCTGTACCCAGTACGGGTACGAGGTGGTGAGCACAAACAGCTCGGAAGGGGATTCCTGTTTGGATGACCATTGCTCGTTCATATTTATCCTCTGCAGACGCTAGTGGGAATGTTACACTCAATACATCACCAGGGTTAAATGGCTGATTGTAGTGCTTGAGGTACTTCAACCACCTAAGAGGTGTACCAATAAAGTTGGGGTCATGGAGTGTAATACCCATCTCTTGCAGGATGTATTCCATTTTGGCCATCATAGAGGCTACTGCTGGATCTTTTATGTCTAAAGTCATTATTATACTCCTGTCAGTTTATCGGGCCATAGCAAGACATGCTGTTGGCATCCTAGGTGTACTTTCTCGTTGAATGGGGTCTTCTTAGTTTGGGCTAGCATAGTGGTAGCCAATCGATGCATCCCTTTGAGGGTCCCTTGGAGTTTCAAGTTGGCTCTAATAGCTATTTCCTCTGTAGGCAGAGCATCTTGTATATGGAGAGGCTCTGAGAACATAGGGGTACCAGATGTGAAGTAGAACGCATCATACAGGGGGGATGGCATATAGTTGTATACGTCCATCGCATATGTAAAGTCCTCAGCAGAGAAGCACACGATCTTGATACATATTTGTACGGGGTATGCACGCCTCCCTATATTAAAGGTGTCCACAAGGTAGCGTGTTAGCTCTTTATAGTCCACGATGTTCCCGCTACTTGGGGGCTTTGGGGAGAACGTGATAACGTCACATACAGGAAGCCAATCCGCGAAGATCTCTCCTTGTGTTTCAACAGCCACCTTCATTCCACGCGCATTAAATCCGATGATCATCTCACCAAGCCCTTTATGAATACAAGGATCACCGCCAGTTAGTGTGACGTAGGGTGCAAATGGCCTAGCGTCTATCGCGTCATAGATCTCGCCTATGGTCATCATAGTGCGCCCTGAGCGGATGAGATTAGGCAGAACTGCATGAAGTGAGTCACACCAAGCACAACGAAGGCCACAACCTCCTGTACGTAGGAAATGTGTAACAGTCCCCGTCATTAGCCCTTCCCCTTGGATCGTAGGCCCAAAGAGCTCCATGATCGGTATCCTAGGAATTTTAACCATGATGTTTGAGCTCCTCTGTTAATGCAGCCCACGCTGCTTGGGAGCTCTCTACCATAGCGGAATTGTTAGGCGTTTCGAAGACGCGTACGCGTCGACAGAACACTTTAGAGCCTCCATAGCCATTGTCGATCAACCATACATCGTTCATGTACCAGAAGAGGAATTCTGCAATCCCTTCACATCCGGTCTTTTCAATGATACGCACCTGTGCGAGCCCCCATGGAGCATCTAAATGTTCTAGCTCCATGCGCATTGGATCATCCTGCGCCACCAGCAGCGTATGATCGAAATACTGCTCCAGGAAGTCTTTGAGTGTCCGGAATCCTCCGAAGTCGCACACCCAGTTGCGAACGTCAAGGACAGGTGACTCGAACTCAAATTCAAATGCCAGAGAGTACCCATGTAGGTACTTGCAGTGGGAGTCCGCCTTGTATTGGCGATAACATATACTGAACCCTGCTTCATGTCCATACCTCTTCGTACTAACGTACACCATCATGCTCCTTCTCTGCTACGCGTAAATCCTTAAAGCGCTCAACTGCCTCTTCATACGTAACCCCACTAAAGGGCCACTTAAGTTCCGATAGCTGCCCGTGAGGGCGTTCCTGCATACGCTCATATAGCTTGAGGGTATTCAGAATCATAAGATCATCAATCCCCATACCGAAGTAACGCCCCAACTTATGTAAGTACCAGAATGTATCACCGAGCTCATCTATGAGCCTGTTAGCTCCTGCGGGATGATCTATTACAGCGCGGAAGGTGCTATAATCTTCGAAGCCGGTGTCTCGTATGACCTTTTTGACGTTATCCGCAAACTCTCCTGCCTCCCCTGCAAGCCCTAGGGTAAGATAACATATCTCGCCAGCGTCATACATGTGTGCGTGAGCATACCAAGAGGTTTCCCTCTGAAATTTTGCATATTCCTGTTCTAATTGATTTGATGTAAACGTATTCATGATTTATACCTCGTAGGGTCTGTTACGCACGCAAGCTCGAAACCATCGCGTCGCGAGATGCAAGTAGGGCACACACCGCAATGTACCTCTTCCCCTTTGTAACAACTCCATGTTAGTTCCCAGGGGGTATCGTGGTCGTCACCAAGCTTGATTACTCCTGCTTTATCAAGGAACATTAAAGGTGTGAACAATCGAATCTTGTGGTATGTGCCAATGTAAATTGCATTTGCCATACCACCAATGAATTCTGGCGTACAATCAGGATATGCCCAATTTTCCGCGTCATCTGCATGTGCACCAAAGAAGATTGCTTCTGCCTCGGGATCTGTAACCGCAATGCTGGTGATCAACGAGAGCATCACACCATTACGGAATGGTACATACGTTGGAGAGACTCCCGCGGGTAACTCACTATAAGATGCGTCAGGGACTACGAACTCTTTATCTGTAAGCCCTCCGACCCCAATAAGGCCATCAATCTTCTTGACTAAATGTTGCACACCTAGAAAGGCACACACTTCATGTGCATGATCAAGCTCTTTAGTGTGTCTTTGTCCATAATCAAAACTCACTCCCGTTACAGACCCTTGATAATTACGTGTTGCGACTGTGAGGCAGGTGCTACTATCAATTCCTCCTGATAAGAGGACATACGCCTTACTCATCTTATTTCTCCTGGGCTTTGGTCTTTGGTCTTTTGTTTAAGGATTGTCTCATAGATATGAAGGATCTCGGTGGTAGCAATATGATCTTGACATGGAGCGTGGCGTAGTGCATCGAGTACTACATCTACAGACACTCTATATTGGCCTCCAACCTTAATCGTTGTGATCGCATTTCGACTCCTCTGTCTACCATAAATGCCTGAAGGGTAAGAGTACCCCAACAGGCATGACATGGAACGAAGTGGTATCCAACCACGATCAACGAGCTGGTGGAGAGCTGTTATTATAGCTCCTCTTGAGTTCTCGTTGATCATGGTGGATACCTGATAGCTAACCGACTACCGACTAGAAGTCGCTACCACCATCGCCAGGGAAGAGATCACGAACGTTGTTGCGATCCTCACCTTCATACTTCCGTACATCTACCTTCACCTTCAAGTCGCGTCCCAGCATCGAGCTGATGACATCATCATCTTCCGGGTTGAATGCTTGTTCCAGGAGCTCCGGAGCAATGCGCGACAATTGGCGCTTCGTGATTGGTAAACCTTTGCCTGCGAATACCAGGTGACAATACAACTTGCGTCCCGCATATTCACCATCGCTGACCTCCAGTTGCAGAGTCCACATTGGATTGCCACTGGCTTGGCTATAGGTGAAATCACATTCCGCAATTACTGCAGGGTACATTCCCTTCGGCAACGCTTCAAACGATACATCTTCCACGTTGTTAAGGTCAACCATTAAAGTGTCACCGGCGGAGAAATCTACTGCGTCTGCTTCTACTGCTTTGATCTTGGCTTTGGCCATGTTGCTTACTCCATAACGTTTTGGTTAATTGCCTACTCAAGGTTTAATCTAACGCGGTAGGCGACGTTAGACCCCGTTCGAACTCCTCTTATTTCAGTGCTGTTCCGTCAGGGTTTAACAGCCCCACCTCCTTCAGGATACTTCCAATCGTGGGATTGTCAAAGTATTCACCTTTGAAAGCTTGATAACGATGCTTAGCATCATACTTCCCTGCGCCTGAAGGAGACACATATAAGCGTCGTAGTGTTACGCCTTCTGCACTCTTGCCCATCTTGTAGTACCCCACCATATCCATAAAGCCCTGAACTTTCTTTGAAAGCTGTCCAGTCATATCGGGTACGTACTTGTACTTTTTGTTCTCGTCCTGATTGTACTTCTCGCCGCATGTGAAGATCACATTCATTGGTAGGTCCCTAAAGGCACGTACAACTCGCAGGATCATAGTGTTGTTCTTCTTGTATTCTGCCCACTCAGCACTTTGTGTTTCCTCATCTAACCGCGTAGTAGGAGTAATCCCCAGGAGCTGATTAAAGCAGTAGGCTTCAAGCTCGGAGAGGCTGTCCAGAACAACGGTGCGGTACTTTCTTGGTTTCTTGATCTCACTGAGTTCCACACCTCGAAGATGTGCTTCCATCGCCTTCAGCTTTTCAATGTCGTTGTCATCGCGGGCAAGGCAATGCTGTTTCAAGAACTCGTTGATCTGCCCGAGCTTGCGAAAATCCGTCACAGTAATTGCATCCAGATTCGCCATATGATCTACGGAAAGATCACCTGACTCCGCATTGATGATTAGCACGTCACGCATTGAAGGTATATCAAGAGAGGTACACGCTAGTGTAGTCTTACCTATTCCATAGGTCCCATATACTAGGCATTTGAGGAATCTCTCCCTTCGTTGTACTGTCTCGATCCTAAACTGTGGTGCCTTGATCGCCTGCGTAATCACCTTTGCAGGAATAGCTGCAGTTGGCTTACGCACAGGCGTAGGTGTTACTCGGGGTACTTTAGGTAATGACGCCATCCGTAATTCTCCTCTTCTCGTGATACCGTGGTTTCTTTCAATTGAAATTCCCAATCATCGTCTCGATCCATCATCAGACATATGTCTTGAAGGCTGCAATCCCACGAACAATCTCTCGTAGGATTCGGGTAAAGTGGCAGATCAGGGTTACACATGTCTACTACTTCCATCATGATCTTCGTGCCTTCTGCTTGCATTTGGGCCTTTGTGCGTCTCGTTCTCGAACGCCTTATAAAATCGTCCCTGTCTTCACTTTCGCTGGCTGCAAGGTTGTTAAGGCACTTAATGTTCGCCGATGGCGCTCGCTCGACATCTCCATAGAGTCTAACAAGAGCATCTCTATAGAGCCCATGTGTAGTCCCTTGGTGCTCCGCAGTTGAGATCTTTCCTGTGGATAGGATTCTTGGCTCGTTAGGGAGTTCTTTTCTGAATTCATGTAGTATACCACCTGCTATGTCAAAAGGGAATACTGCTTCTGCAGCCCAGATATATGCACTCATTTGTTGATCAAACTCAAGGCCCCCTTGGCCAAAGGATTTATAGAACTTCCAGTCCAGGATCCAATACTCTCCCTCACATTTTACCAACCTATCCAATGTGAATTGGTATGCTACAGAATCAAAACCTGGAGGGGGAGGAATATCGAGAGGGATGTGACACGTAATTTCGACTTGAGGTTTACCATCGATCCAGACTGTTTCATATTCATCGCGGCTCTGGATCCACATGAGATAGTTCTCGAGAAT